CCACAGGGGGCGGCTCTATGATTTAGGAGACTAGATCTTTGCGTGTTCGTACCACTGTACAAAATCGTGCCGTTAAGGCAAACCAGGTAACAATTAACCGAAATGAATATTTCAGTTATGCGTTTCCTGGTTACTATTGCGACGTGACACCCGAGACTTCTTATGCTCGCGTGCCACATAGCATTGACGATCACATCTTCGGCGACGAAGATGTGGATGTGTGTGTCCAGTATGAGTATTTTGCTGATGAGGTATCACGACGCAGTAAGGTCGTTGACACTGATTCACAAAAACAAAAGCTCATTTGGCCCTCACATCCTTGTACACATATTCTGAAGAGACTTAACAATTTCTCGGATGTGGACTTTATCGTCGATCATGCAGAAATGCAGAGACCGCGAAAAAGTCCGGGTATTGGCGGACCTTGGTACGTCCAATACCTTACTCCTAGAGTTGCTGTTTCTTCATCCTATGGGTACGGCGTTGCGGCACCGGTGTGTGATTCATCATCACGCTTTATGTCAAAAGCCGACTTTGAGTCGTGGTCTTTAGAAGGCCATTCCTTAAAGCAGCTTAGACTCCGAGCCGCACGTACGATGCTTCCAAATATGGAGGCAGGGTTATCCCTACCGGTGTTTCTCGCTGAGCTTCGTGACTTGCCACGTATGTTATCAGGTTTCATCAAATGTTTTGATGATTTACTGAAATATATCGGTAAGTTACTTAATGCTCCGCTAAAAACACTAGCATCAACGCATTTATCCGCCGTTTTCGGGTGGATACCATTTCTTAGTGATACTAAGAAAATTATTCAACGTTTGCTTTCACTTCGACAAGATGTGTCGAAGTATATTGCGAACGCTGATAAGGTTCTTACGTATCATTATAGTTATGGCTTTAGTCCATTGGACTGTAAACCAACTGAATTTTTCTACGACGTTACTGACGCGATTTCATTGTCGCGCGGGTTTTCGACCGTGTTACCAGAAGTGCTCAGCATTCCTGTTAACCGGCGAAAACAGAATTTCGTAGACAAACTCAAGTACCACGCAACTAGTCGTTTCCATTACCATCTTCCCTATACAGGTAAGATGGCAGCTTTATTAGCTGGTTTGGATCGATTTGGTATTAATCTCTCAGTATCTGATATCTGGGAAATTATACCATTCAGTTTCGTGGTTGATTGGTTTATCGGTATCCAGTCCTATCTCAAAGGTTTGGACTTTTCCAACCTCCCAGCGCAAATCGTTATTGACGATTTTTGTGATTCAATTTATTTTGAATACACAGAGAATTCCGAGTTCACGCCTGGTTCAGCATTTTTATCGGAAGATACAAATGTCTGTTACCATAACTTGGACTCAGAAAACTGGCGCTGTTCCCCTGCACACGCCAATTCAACTTATGTTGAAAAGGCTTATTATAGATGGAATGGGCGGATGCTCGTTCCGTCAGACGACTTTCCTGGGTTACGTGCTCCAAATGGGGCACAACTCACCAATCTCGTCGCTCTTGTTCTCGTGAATACATAATTTCATGTATCTCAGGAGGGCAGGAAAACTAGTGTAGGTACAACCTACACATCACTTAGGAGAGCATGCTATGGCATTCGCAGATCCTGTGACTTTGGCGAATGATAATACGTCGCCAAACAATGAACGTATCTTTGACTTCATTGGAAGCCCTGGTTATAAGCAATCGGAATACACCCTACAAGGTGCTCCGGATGCTACCAAAGCTTGTACAATGAAGATTTCCCATCAAACGGTGGGCCAAGGTACGTCCATCCGCGATCGTCATCTTCTGCGCTTTGAAGCGCCGTCGATCGATGCGGACGATGTCATCGGGCTTACGGCATCCGCCGTATGCTACGTGGTATTCGATATTCCCCGCAACAACGTTGCGGATAGTATCGCGTACACACTTGCGCGGCAACTCGTCGGCTTTCTTCGTGATCAGTATGTCACTAGTGACACACCTGACTACACGACGAACTTCGCGAAGTTGCTGTCGGGCCAGTCGTGAGACTGAATCCGTCGAGCAAGTTTATCCTAGGGTCTGTGATGCTATTTATAGCATGCTTGGAGGGTTGCGTTATGCAATCTGAAAAGCCTGAGACTGGTCAGTTTTATACTGATCTTCTCATCCAAATTCTCTGGGATACGGCAGACCATTTAGGTCTCCAATCATCCGTTTTCAACCGTGACATTGCGTCACTAAGGAGGCGGGTTAACAATGAAGGAGTAGCTTATCTAACCGATAAATTACCCTCTCTTGGTAAAGCGCTTGATAAAGCGCTTTCCCAGGAGACTAAGTTACGTATTCCTGACGCTTTTAAGCGTCTTCAATACGGATCCACCGAGATTCCAGTATTTCTGAGTCTCTTGTGGAAACTTATCTTCAAAGTTAACGGTGAGATCAAGGTGGACGATAATGATGGCGCTGATAAGCGCCTTTACACTCGATTAAAGGTTAACGAAGCGTTAGCCCTTAATCCAGATGTATACTTCATTACCGTTGCCGTCAGAGCCATACGTCAAGTTTGTTACTTGGCGTATAAGTTGGAGTATAAGTACACAGACGAAAAGGTTGAGCAGGTTCTACAGAATTTCATTGATGTAGAATCTGTTCTACCTCAGGAAGAGGACGTGATTGACCTCTCTCCTCGAGCATATCGTGCATTGAAGAATGCTAATTTGCTCGTAGCCTGTGTTCTCAAGGATTTGAATCCTTGGGATATTACTCCAAGACACGGTCCTGGTGCAGTGGCTAGTGGCGAGAAGCAGTGGGAAAAGATGAACTTTTCTCATTACTTCGCAGAATTAGACGCAGTATATCCTTATACTGACTATCTATTCTATAACTACAACCACTTGCACGATGAGCTAGAGAAACTAGAGAACATGTGTGACCAGAAGCAGGCAACTGCCAAAGTCACACTTGTTCCGAAGGATTCTCGCGGACCACGACTAATCTCTATGGAACCACTTGAAATACAGTGGATCCAGCAGGGGCTGTCAAGAAATATCATTCGAGAGATCGAAGATAATTCTGACATTACACGAGGTTATGTTAACTTTAGTAACCAGTGTATTAATCGTGATCTTGCTCTCACGTCTTCTTTCAGTCAAGAGTTTATAACTCTTGATATGAAGGAAGCGTCAGACCGTGTCTCCATTTGGTTAGTGAGGAACTTATTTCCGCCGCCTTTATTCGAATGTTTAAAGGCGTGCCGAAGTGAGTATACTCAGTTACCAAGTGGACACTGCTTACGCCTTAAGAAATTTGCTCCAATGGGTTCAGCATGTTGCTTTCCCGTTGAAGCTCTTATCTTTTGGGCATTAGCAGTTGGCTCTACTGTAGACATACTTCAGGTTCGTGATTTGAATCACTTACCTGATGTTTATGTCTACGGCGATGACATAATCTGCCGTAAGGCCGATTATGAACGCTTCAAACCGGTATTCGAGGAATTGTTTTTACAATTCAACGAAGACAAATGTTGTGTAGGGCGATTCTTTCGAGAATCGTGTGGGATGGACGCCTTTATGGGTAAAGACGTTACACCCCTAAAACTACACACGTTATGGGATGAAGCATTATCGCCGCAAGCCCTCCTATCATATGTCTCCTATGTAAATCATCTTAGGAGAGTTGATAGGGATTATACGCATGCAGCAGATTTTGTGCAGCGTATGATCTTCGAGCAGTTTGGACCACTACCGATCACTGATGAAACGAGTACTTACCAACTCGCTATACATCAGCAAGGTCGTAGTCAGGAAGAGGTGGTTAAGTCCCTTAGTCATTTCAGGCGACGCTGGAATCCAGCTTACCTGAGATACGAATGGTTCTTACCCATCGTCGTCCCTCGTACATTTAAGTACGAACAGAGTTCAGGCTGGGATAAACTAATGTCAGTTACGCCAAAAGGGTTTGATCCCTTCGGCTTCGCTGAAATATGTTCATCCGGCACCTTTACAATTCCTCATATTGTTAAAATGAGGTGGACGTGGATACCTAGTGATAGGTTATCCGTCTCTTTACCGCACTAAGCGGTAACGGGC